GGCGTTTTAACGGCTACTGGATTTAGTGGTTCTGGTGCGGCTTTAACTTCTATACCAAATTCCGCGCTAAACAATTCAAGCGTAACGATTGGCTCAACTGCCGTAGCACTAGGTGCAACAGTAACAACATTTGCTGGTCTAACTTCAGTTACATCCACTACTTTTGTGGGCGCTTTGACAGGTAATGCAAGTACCGCAACATCTGCCACGACAGCCACAAATGCTACGAACATTGCAATTACTGACAACACAAGTTCATCTTCAACTTGGTATCCCGTAATTTCATCTGCGTCCACAGGCAATGTTGGTGCTACAACATCATCTACCAAATTAAGTTTTGTGCCAAACACAGGCGTTTTAAGCGCCACATCGTTTAGCGGGGCTGGAACTGGTTTAACAGGAACAGCATCTAGTTTATCTATTGGCGGTAATGCGGCAACGGCTACATCTGCTACAAACATTGCTGGCGGTGCAAACTTACAAATCCCATACAACACGGGTGCTGGCGCTACATCTTTTATTACCGCGCCAACCATACCAACTACTTATTTACAGTACAACGGAACTGGGTTTATATGGACAACAGCTGCTGGAGGTTCTGGAACTGTTACTTCGGTGGCGGCAAGTGTTCCATCATTTTTATCAATTAGCGGAAGCCCAATTACAACTGCTGGAACATTAGCAATTTCTTATTCTGGTACGGCTTTGCCAGTAGCAAATGGTGGTACAGGTCTTACATCTACTCCTGCTAATGGTGCTTTAAATATTGGTAATGGCTCAGGATTTACCCGTTCAACTTTAACTGCTGGTAATGGAATTAGCATTTCAAATGGTAGTGGCTCTATTACTATTACAAATTCAACAGCCCCATATAGCGCATCATATTTAATTGTTGCTGGTGGTGCTGGTGGAGGCGGTGGTATTGGAGGTGGTGGTGGTGCTGGAGGATTATTAAGTGGCACAACAGTTTTAACTGGAGGAACTACATATACAGTTGTTGTTGGTGCTGGTGGTGCGGCTGGAACAAATACTGTAAAAGGCACAAGTGGTGTTAATTCCTCTTTAACTGGAATAACTGCCGCAGTTGGTGGAGGTGGCGGTGGTGCTGGACAATCTGCCCCTAACTATGGTGGTAATTCTGGTGGTTCTGGTGGTGCTGGCGGTAATAGTGTTGCTGGCGGTTCTGGCACTTCAGGTCAAGGTTTTGGTGGTGGCACTTCAAGCGTAAGTAGCGGATTTGGTGGCGGTGGCGGTTCATCCGCAGTTGGCAACAATGGTTCAGCAAATACTGGTGGCTCTGGCGGTGCTGGAACAGCATCTTCAATTACAGGTTCTTCTGTAAATTATGCGGGTGGCGGTGGCGGTGGTGGTTATATAGGAACTGGTGGCGCAGGCGGTTCTGGTGGAGGCGGTGCTGGTACAGGTACTGATATTGCTGGTACTGCTGGAACTGTTAACACAGGCGGTGGCGGTGGCGGTGGCGGTTATGCGACTACTGGCGCTAATGGTGGTGCTGGTGGGTCAGGCGTAGTTATTATTTCTGTACCAACTTCTTATTACACAGGCACAACTACTGGAAGCCCAACTGTAACCACTAGCGGTTCTAACACAATTATGCAATTTACTGCTTCTGGGAGTTATACAGCATGAGCCATTACGCTAAAGTTGTTGATGGAATTGTTACGCAAGTTATTACTGCTGAGGCAGACTTTTTTAATCATTTTGTAGATACAACGCCTGGCGATTGGATTCAAACTTCATACAACACACATGGTGGTCAGCACAGTAATGGCGGCACACCTCTGCGTAAAAACTATGCTGGTCTTGGTTATACATACGACCGCACTAAAGATGCGTTTATTCCGCCACAACCATATCCATCTTGGACATTAAATGAAGAAACTTGTTTGTGGGATGCGCCTACTCAATATCCAACAGATGGAAAAATGTATTATTGGAATGAAGCAACACAAGCATGGATAGAAAAAACATGATTACACATACATGGAAAATACACGACATTGAGGCTACTGACGGACTGATTACAGAGGTCAAATACAGCGTGATTGCCACAGAATTAGATACTTCAGTAGAAACCGAGGGTTATTGGAAGTTTGGTGACCCCGTTCTACAAAAGCCATTTGAACAAGTTACAGAGGAAGATGTAATCGCTTGGCTACGCGCTGACTCTATGCAAAACGGCAAAAATATCATAGAATCACGCTTAGAAGAGCAGGTAATAGCCTTAGAAAAACAGAAGGTTATTCCACCATGGCTTCCACAAGTTTTTACGCCAAATTTGGGATAAACCATGACTCAGCCCATCGACATTATTAGCAGAGCATTAAAAGACATTGGTGCTTTGGAGGCTGGCGAAACTCCGACTTCAGAAGCTGCCACAGACGCTTTAGATATGCTCAATGACCTCATAGACCAATGGTCTAACGAGGACATGATGGTATACAACACGACTGAGATTATTTTTCCAGTCATTGCGGGTCAGACCCAATACACGATTGGCCCAGTCGCTTCTACCGCCAACTTCATTGGTGCGTCTTTTACAGGCTCAATTACTGGTGATGTACTTACTGTTACCGCCATCGGCTCTGGCGCTGTGGCACAAGGGCAAACCCTTAGTGGCACTGGAATCACATCTGGAACGAAGATTGTGGACTTTCTGACGGGCGCTGGCGGAAACATCAACGAAGTCGGAACATACAAACTCAACATTAGCCAGACAGCTGCATCGACAACGATAACCGCTTACTACGAAAAGCCATTACAGATTAACTCTGCTTTTGTGCGGATTAACACATCATCTAATGGTCAGCCTATTGTGAACGGGGGATTGGATTACCCAGTTTCTGTTTTGGCACTACAAGATTACGAGATGATTGGTTTAAAGACGCTAAATGGCCCTTGGCCAAAGGCGATTTACTTTAATCCTGGCGCAGATACGGGTAACTTGTTTGTGTGGCCAAACCCTTCTCAGGGTGAGATGCATTTGTTTGCTAACACCATATTTAGCAGATACGACACTTTGTACGACAACATCGTGTTGCCACAAGGCTACTCAATGGCTCTCAGATGGTGTTTAGCAGAGCGTTTAATGCCAATGTACGGCAAAGCATCGCCTGTTCAAATACAAATGATTAACGCTTATGCAGCTCAAGCCAAAGCAACCCTAAAGCGCAACAACATGAGTCCGTTGCAAGTAGCAAGATACCCAGACGCTTTGATGAACTCACGCAGTAAAGATGCTGGCTGGATTCTTACGGGCGGATTCGTATAAATGGCAGATTTTGGCTTTGTTGGCCCTTCCTACCCTGCCGCATCGGTTTACCAAGACTCGAATGAGTGCATCAATTTCTTGCCAGAAGTTGACCCGCTCAAACAGCCTGGTGACCGAGGCGTGGTGGCGTTATATCCAACGCCTGGTCTAACTATTAAAGCCATTTTGCCAAACCAGCAGGAAGTTAGAGGTTTACGCACACTTTCTGGTGGCACAAGAATGCTTGCTGTTTGTGGTGCGTATGTGTATGTTTTTAACAACACTTTAACGCCTACCATGATTGGTCAGTTAAACACTACAACTGGTCGTGTCACTATCTCTGACAACGGAATTAACGCTTACATCGTAGATGGAACATATCGCTATACATGGCGTATATCTACTGTAACCGCAGCCGTGTTTACTGGCGCTGTATCTGGCACGACTTTGACTGTTACGTCAATTAAATCTGGAACTTTGGCTGTCGGTCAAAACCTATTTGCTGTTGGCGCGTTACAAGAAACAGTTATAACGGCTTTAGGAACAGGCTCTGGCGGTACAGGTACATATACCATTGGGTTATCCCAAACCATCGCTTCTAGCCAAATGTATACGTCTAGCCCAGGCGCGGTGATTACAGCTGCTATATCTGGGACTACGTTGACTGTTGCATCTGTTGCAAGCGGCACTTTGTATGTTGGTCAGACCATCCAAGGCGCTGGCATCACCACGCAAACCATCATTACAGCATTAGGAACGGGTACTGGTGGCGCAGGAACTTACACAGTAAACAACTCACAGACAATCGCATCCATCACGATGTACGCCCTTAATTGGACTGTTTTGCCATCAAGCGATGGTGCGTTCACAGGGGGTGAGACTTGTGACATTGTTGATAACTACTTTGTATACAACAGACCAGCATCACAACAATTTGGTGCATCTGGCGTGTCATCGCCTATTTCTGGCAACACATCGTTTTCTAGCAAAGATGGCTCACCAGATAACCTAGTGGCGCTTATTGTTGACCACCGAGAAATTTACCTAATGGGTGAGAACTCCTCTGAGGTTTGGACAGATGTAGGTGGAAACCCTTTCCCTTTTTCAAGAATCCCAGGCACTAACACCCAACACGGCATTGCGGCTAAGTTTTCCCTTGCTAGATTTGGTGATTCGTTCTGTTATGTCTCGCGCAACAACCGAGGTCAAGCGCAGATTATGCAGATGAAGGGCTATGTGCCTACCCGCATATCTAACCACGCTGTTGAGAACTCCATAACCAATCAATATGTAGATGATGCTATTGCTTGGACTTACCAGTTAGAAGGTCACGAAGTTTATGTAGTGTCTTTCCCTACTCTAGAGTTAACTTGGGCGTATGACCTAGCCTCTGGAATGTGGCATAAATGGTTATACAGCAACAATGACGGAACTTATACCCGTCACAGAGGTAATTGCTGTGCGGTGTTCCAAGGGCTAGTTTTGGTGGGTGACTACCAAGACGGCTCAATCTATGAGATAGACAAGAACAACTACACCGACAACGGACAGTACACCCGTAGGCTTCGCAGAGCGCCACACTTGGTGACTGACCTACAACGCCAATACTTTGATGAACTGCAAATACAGTTTCAGCCTGGCGTTGGCATCACGGGCATCACTACCCCATTAAACGATGAGGTCGTTGGCGCTGACCCGCAGGCTATGCTTCGCTGGTCAAACGATGGTGGCTCTACATGGTCAAGTGAACATTGGACTTCTATTGGTCAAATCGGTAAGTATAAGAATCGTGCTATTTGGCGCAGATTGGGTATGGCTAGAGATAGAGTGTTTGAAGTGGTCGTGAGCGACCCTATCAACGCTGTGATTATTTCGGCTAACCTAAAAGCAACTGGTGGGGAAAACTAATGGCTACGGGCATTTCCAATACCACGCAGTTAAACCCATACCCACAGACTGAGTTCTTGGATGGACAGACTAAGCGCCCCACAAGGGCATGGCAACAGTTCTTCCTTAATCTTCTCAACTTCAGTTCTGCGACAACGGCTACGGCTGGGTCAGGTACTTTGCCTGCTAACCCCGTTGGGTTTATAAACATTACCATAAATGGTGTGCCATACAAAGTGCCATATTACAATGTCTAACATGAGCGAAGTCATTGATTTACTTGCTGTTGGCGGTATCGCGCAACAAGGTCAAAACACGCCAGAAAAAGTCCAATTTCGCCATAATGTAATGGTTTTCCAGAATGGTTTGATAGACAAAATTGCTAAAGGCGAGATTGAATCAACATTGGAAGATTGCAAGTTAACGCACCATTTTTCGCCTATTGACGAGAAATATGGATGTGGAACTTATGCAAGAGAAATGTTTATCCCAAAGGGAACAATCATCATAGGAAAGATTCACAGGCATCAGCATTTGAACTTTATTATGAAAGGCAAGGTATCTGTTGCCACAGAATTCGGTAAAAAGTATTTTGAAGCGCCTCATATATTTGTTTCTGAAGTAGGTTTAAAGCGGGCTGTGTATGCCGAAGAGGACACTATTTGGGTAACAGTTCACATGACTGAACATCAGGGTGAGGAAAACCTTGCCAAGATTGAAGAAGAAGTTATTGCGCCAACTTACGAAGAAATGGGGTTTATAGCCTCTGCGCCACAAAATAAAGGGGAATTGCTATGACATGGGGAATGACCGCAGTAGCGGGAACAAACTTAGTTAGTGGACTTATTGGCGCTGACGCGGCTAAAAGTGCGGCTAACACACAAGCACAATCAGCGCAACAAGCGTTAGATTTCCAAAAACAGCAGTTCAACACTATCCAACAACAAGGTGCGCCTGGTCGTGCGGCTGGTTATAACGCCCTTAATCAACTAGGTGGATTAGGTTCTGGTACTTATGGAATGTACGATGCTAGTGGCAATCCAACTGGTGCTACTGGTACAGGTACTGGGTATTTAACTCATCAATTTAATGCAGAAGATTTAAAATCTGGTTTAGCGCCTAATTACGATTTTATGTTGGGTCAAGGTCAAGAAGCAACCAACAGAATGGCAAATGTAGGTGGTGGAGTAATTGGCGGTAACGCTTTGACTGGTTTAGATAGATATACCCAAGATTATGCTGGTAATGCTTATCAAAACGCATTTACTAACTATCAAAACCAAAGAAGTAATATTTACAACACTTTGGCTGGAATCGCTGGTTTAGGTCAAAACGCATACAACACAAGCGCAAGCACAGGAACAACTGGTGCTAATGCTATTGGCGGCACAATTCAAGGTATAGGCGCGGCACAGGCGGGTGGCACAGTAGGTGCGGCTAACGCTATTTCTGGTGGTTTGCAAAATGCTGGCAATCAATATATGTTGTCACAGTTACTTGCGCCAAAAACTGGTGGAGTAAATTATTCATTGGGTGGATATACATCAAGTGCGCCTCAAGGCATAACCCAACCAAATCCAGATATGGGTGGCGCACAAGGCATTTCATATAAACCACAATTAGGATAAGTTATGGCAGACCCAGTAGCACTTGGAGTAAAACCACCGACCCCAATGAGCCTTGGGGACATGATTAACATCGCGCGTGGGGCGCAGGCTTATCAACAAGCGCAAGAAATGAATCCTTTGTTGCTTGAACAGCAACGCCAAGAAATTACTGGAAAAGGTCAAGAAGTATCAAAAGGCGCTATTGAACTTGGTCAAAAAAGTCAGGCAGATAAAGAACGCATTGCATTACAAGAAATGATGCAAACAAACCCCAATGCGGTAATGACCAATGGCGTATTTGATGTAAACAAACTAAACGCTGTTGTACCGAAAATTGCACCATACACAGGGCATGAATTTATTGATAAATTTTCTAAATTGGCCAAATCACAAACTGAAGCCAAAGAAGCATCACAAAACTTAACGCAAAAACAACGCGCTATTTTGGCAGGCCCTATGGGTATTTTGGGTAGGGCTGGCATTGAAGACCCAAAGGTTTATCAAAAAGAATTTGAAGCGCTTAAAAAGCAAAACCCAGATAACCCAGAGTTGCATCGTTTAATTGATGCACAAAGCCAAATCCTTGGTCAAATTCCAAAAGGCAAACACTTAGCACAAGGCGCAGTTATGGCAAGCCAAGGCTTGTTATCGCCAACAGAAGCACAAGAAGCGTTTGCACCTAAAGCAGGGACTCTTGATACAGGCCCAGAAGTAGTTAGTACAGTAACAACGCCTAGTGTTGGTGGCAAAGCACCTACGATTGAAAAATCTGGAACGCTTGCCACTAAAGAACTTGCACCATCTGAAGGCGGTGCGGGAATTGAGGCTAAATCTGTTCAATCAGATTACGATAAAACTGTTAAAGATGCCAGTACAGCACAAATGGAAATTGATTCTTTACAGAAAATTAAAGGATTGGCAAAGACGGCTATTACTGGCACTGAGCAATCAAGAAGGCAATATCTTGAAGGTTTAAATACATTGCTTGGTCGTTCTGAAAGCGAAATTAGAAAAACAGCAACGGATGAATTAGAAAAAAATGCGGCTATTTTGGCTACCGCTGGCCATACAGACGCAGAACGCGCTTTGTTAAGTGCGGCTAACCCTAGTTCAAAGATGACTCAAAAAGCCATTGAAAATGCCGCTGACCAAGTAATGGCGCAAAAGAAATTGGCACTTCTTAAAAATACGCACATGGGTAACTATGTAAGAGACCCAAAGAAGTATGCAGAAGAATTGAGAAGATGGTCTGCTATTGCTACGCCACAGGCTTTGAATTATCCTAATATGAATGTTGAGGATAAAAAAGCCATGATTAACAGCATGACTTCAACAGAAAGAACAAAGTTTAAGCAACAACTTGAAGCGCTTGAGTTGTTAGACCAAAGGTATAACACAGGCTTGTTTCCAAAATGACCAAGTTCGCAAAAGATTTTGAACTGATGAGCGCTGGAATGTCTAGCGACAACAAATCTAACCAAGTAGATTTATCTGGTTTAGATTCTGATTTGCGTACACGCTTAGAGAAATTACAAGAAATCTACAAACGCGATACAGGCAAAGATTTGCCTTTGACAAGTGGTGTTCGTACATACGCACAACAAAAAGACTTGTTTGAGCGTTACAAGAAGGGTGAAAAAGGCATAAATATGCCTATTAACCCAGATGAAGTAAAAAAAGACTTGTATCACACCGATGCTGTTGACATCAGCGCAAGCGTTCCAGATAAGTATCTTGAACAAGTTGGGTTGCATCGCCCATTGGGTAGCAAAGACCCGTTTCATGTAACTATCAATCCAAAGTCAGAATTTCAACCAGAAGTTTCAACAAAGTATGCAAAAGACTTTGATTTAATTTCTCAAACGCCACCAGAAAAAAAGGGCGAAACAACAAAGCCCGTACAGAAAGCAGAGCCACCATCTCGCGCAGAATCTATTGCTATGGGTGCGGCACACGGATTTGGTTCACTTGCACTTGGCGGTCAACAACTGATTGGCAAAGGTTTGCAAGCCGTTGGCGCTGAAGAAGCGGGTAACGCTCTAGTAAAAGATGCTTTAGAGGGCATTAAAAAGATTAACGCTGAAATAGCACCATACGAAAAGTCACGCCCTTATATGACGGGTGGTGGAAAGATTTTGGGAACTGTTGCAGGCGTTGCGCCTACGGGTGTTGGCGCTATTGGTGAAGGTGCATCGTTGGCTAACAAGTTGTATCAGTCTGCTAAAGGCGGTGCATTTGTAGGCGCATTAGAACCAGTTACAGACATAAAAAACTATGGCGAAGAAAAAGCCAAACAAATTTTCTTTGGTGGCGCTGGTGGTTTTGCTGGTTACCCGATTGGTGCTGGCATAGCGCGTGGCGTAGGGGCTGTTGGTAATGCTGGCATGGATTTAGCAAGAGCATTTACAAATAAATTGATGGGCAAAGTGCCAGACCAAGTGGTGGCAGAAGCCGCAAGAAAAGCCAACCTTTCTCCACAAGCGCACATAGATTTACAGTCTGCTACCCCACAAGTACAAAAACAATTTGTATCAGACATAAACAAAGGGCATATTCCAAACGAAGAAGGCATCAAAAACCAAGCCGCGGCTAACAGATTGGGAACGCACTTATTGCCTGGCATGGCAACGCGCGACCCAGGCATTTGGAGTAATGAACAAAACGCTATTGGTGCTAATCAAGATGTAAGAACCCACATTGCAAACATTAGCAAAAAACTTGTTGAAAACCTTGATACTTTGCATAAAAAAGCAAGTGGTGAATATGGAAATATTGCTGATGAATATGGGCTTGCTAAAAAACATATAGAGAAAATTGGTGGGCAAATTAAAAATAATCGTACAGACATTAGTAAAGCCTATGACGATTTAGAAAAGTTAAATGGTGGCAAATTTCCTGTCGATGGAAAAATGTGGGCTGATAATGTAATCAATAATTTAAATGCTGAAGATAAATTAGATTTTTTGAAAGAAGGCGCACCAGTAATTTATAAAAAATTGATGCAATATGCAGAAGGCAAAAAAGAGATGAATATGAATCTCTTTAAAAACCTTGCTGGAGAAATTGCATCTGCACAAAGAAGCACAAATGATGGAAATGTAAAGCACGTATTAGGCATAACTCGTTCAGAATTAGAAAATCTACCTATGCCAGTAGAAAATTTGCCTATCAAAGAAGCGCGAGATACGGCTATTAGATTGGCTAAACAAGAATTTGATAGAGAAAAAAATATTCCAGCCTATAACGCTGTTGCATCAAAATTAGATAACACCAAAGGTGCGGCAGAACCAGAAGATTTTGTTAGAAAACACATCATTGGTGGAAGTTTAGAAGAAGTGCAATCTTTGGCAAATGAAGTCAAAGACCCAACATATAGAAATTTAATGAAAGCCACTTTAACAAATAGGCTTAAAGATAAGGGAATTACTATTGGTGGCGATGACCTTGCTCATGCAACTTTTACAAAACAATTAGAAGACCCATTTGTTGCACCTAAATTGGGTGAGTTTTTAACTGATGCTGAAAAGCAACATCTTGCAGACATTCAACTTACTTCGCACAACGCTAAAGTAGGCCCAGTCGGTGAATACAAAAACTATTCCAAAACAGACATTGCAAATGCCGCACGACAAGGGGTTGGGCTTGCTGGTCAAGCAGTCAACTTTATAACTCAATCTCCAGTAGGCTCTGTTTTGTCTAACCTTGCCGCGCCAGAAGTAACTAGCAAAGTTGAACAAATGACGGCAAACGAAATGTTGAAGCCTGGCGCTGGCATGGCATTACCAACAGTATCGGCAACCAAATCTATGTTGCGTGACATTGGTCGTTATGGTGGTGCTAAAGAAGCCTCAGACTATGTAACAAGAATCGAATTAAGCAATATGCTTCCTGACAGACCTTAAAGGACACACATGGCAGTCAATCTCTCCCCCATCGGTAACGGCTTTCAGTTCTTTACCACTACTGGTCAACCTCTTGCTGGTGGCAAGATATACACCTACCAAGCGGGTTCATCTACGCCCCTTGCTACCTACACCGATAACACGGGTGCAACGGCTAATGCCAACCCTATCGTGTTAGGTACTGATGGCAGACCATCTAGCGAAATATGGCTAACTTATGGCTATAACTACAAGTTTGTTTTAAAAGACTCTAGTGATAGCACGATACAAACTTACGACAATCTTTACGGAATTATTGGCGTACAAGCAACTAGCGGTGCGACTATTCCTGCGGGACTTATTTCCATGTGGTCTGGTTCGATTGGTTCTATCCCATCGGGTTGGTATTTGTGCGATGGTTCAAACGGAACGCCTAACCTGACAGACAGATTTATTATTGGTGCTGGTTCTACTTATGCGGTAAACGGAACTGGTGGCGCGTCATCTGTAACGCTGACAACCAACAATATGCCATCGCATACGCACACAGCGACCTCGACTGTGACAGACCCTGGTCACACCCACACAACTTCTTACCAAGCGTACACAGGTTCTGGTGGTGGCGGTATTGCTGGAGGTGGTTATAGTTTTAGCACTATTACTTTAAACACCGCAACAACTGGCATTAGTGTTGCAACAACTAATGCAACTGCTGGCTCTGGTACATCATTCAGCATCTTGAACCCTTACTACGCTTTGGCGTTTATCCAGAAAGCCTAAGATGGAAGATATAGCAACTCGCATCGCTGTCCACGAAGCCATCTGTGCTGAACGATACAAAAAGATTGAGGATTCATTGGCTGTGGGCGAAAAGCGCATGACCAAAATTGAATACTTGTTGTATGCGGTTATGGCTTGCGTTCTACTAGGCCCAGGCGTGGCGGCAACCATCGTTCAAAAACTATTCGGGGTGTGACATTGACCCTTTTAGCCTTCTTATGCTTGCCCAAGGTGCAGTCTCTGCTATCAAGCAAGGATGCTCAATGTTGCACGAAGGTAGGATGCAACTGGAGAACGCCAAAGCAACTGCCGAAGGAGTTTTGGAAGATGTTAAGGCTCTTAAAGGGTTGTGGGATTGGTTGGTTGGGTTATTTGCTAAACCAAAGCCTACCGAAGCCAAGCCTGTGGCGCAAAAGAAAGCCAAAAAAGATGAATCCTACGAAACCCTCGAACTGGAAACAATCAAGAATGTCGGAATTCAACTGGGGAACTTCTTTGACATACAAGCCCAACTAACCAATTACTACGCTTCTTTGGAAGCAGAGTCTAAGGAACGCTATGACCCAACTCAAAATACTTCTAAAAAGGCTATTGAACGCGCCTTGGTGGAACTCCAAATGGAAAACCTTGACGGACAAATTCGGGAACAAATGACCATATATGCGCCTGCTGAACTGAAGGCGATATATACAAGATTTCTGAAGATGTATGCAAGGATTCAGCAAGAGCAAGAATGGGCTAGAAGCCAAGAGGTTAGAAAGTTACGACAACAGCGTTGGAAGCAAGAGCAAGAAGAAATCTGGTTTATTGAAGTAACAAGCGGAGTAATTGCTGTGGCGTTTATATCTTTAATATTTGGGTGGCTAATGTGGCAACTGCGCGTCTTGTCGGGTGGGTTTTAATTGCTGTGGCGATGTGTTTAATCGTTGCCACAACAAGTATTGCCTACATAGAAACGCTGTACATGAAAGCGCAACTTAAACAAGAGATAAAAGAACTGCGTAAACT